GTATAGTCCAATAATCCTGATCATCTGCCTTGACCTCTTGCACAGGTGGTTTGACTGCTTTAAGATTTACGACCTTAGTCATTTCTTCTCGGCTTGGTCTCTTTCCTTTAGGAGCATAACCTGCATTTGCAAGTGCTCTGCCGATTGCCGAAGTCTCGCAATTCTCCAGTGCACTAGTCTGATTAACACCTCGGCTAGTAACTGTTTCCTCAGCGTATCCTGTTGCCCACGCGACAACATCTGCCGCATCTTTGTAGAGATAAGCTTTAACGATGTATCGAGAAGCCTCGACAACTTCCAACTCAGTAGATATGCGGAACGACGGATAGTCCTTAATAAACTTTTCAAGTCTCACCTCAACTGGTTCGTAATCGGCTAAATTAAACATAGAGTTCATTCTCCTCTGTTGCGAGTTCTCCACCGAGGCTGGCGTATGAGGCCATATCTACCCAGTTGTCGATGTGCTGCGCTGATTGACTAGTTCGTGCAAGTTTAACCAAGACCATGATCCCTGCCACCTGATAGTCATGTATTGGTGTTTGTAGGTATGCGCTGATAAGCATTGCTGTGTGTTGCAAGTTATCCGCAGGGTGACCATATGTAAGCCCACGATCGCGGATCGTGTCTGTTGCTGATAAGAGGATTTCATTAGCTCGCATGATCTGCCAACGAACGGGCTAAGCTGCGACCTTTGTGCCAGCCTTCGCGCCTACCATCTTTGTAGCCTTGCCAGTACCAAATGAAATTAGTGACTAGAAATAAGCCAATAATCCCAATGATTGTAATCGAGTTCATGTTCTACCTATCTGCATCCAGTGCCCTTGACTGGCTTACTAGATTAGAGTCTCATGCCCACCCGACAAAATCGCGGACATTTGTATAACGAAACGATAACGATTATCGCGGTCTGCCGTACACCTTGCCATTGACAATGAATGTGCCGTTTTTCTCGATGTAGATGAGATCAACTTGGACATTCTTGCCCTTGACATAAATAATAGAAAATGCTTGCTGCCAATTCATTACCCCGTGGGTATAGCTGGCACGCTGGGTTTCCATTATGTGTCCACTTTCTACACCATGCAAAATACGCCCTACGCGGCCTCCAGAGGCCTCTGTGAACGATGATCTACCAGCTCTGTGCGTGTGACCCGAAATTGTTGATTTACCTCGGCGACGAGCCCCTTCCAAGGCCGATAAACCGCCCTGTGGTTTGATTGGTGTGTGGTCTCCGTGGACTGCTATCCAGTTAGGCGCTATCGGCATTTCGTCACGCCAAAACTTTATGCCCAATTCATCAAGCTTGAGGAACTTCTCAAAGCGCAGCTCTGGCAATGCGCCTAAAGCTGGAATCTTACTACTGATCTGATTGTAAAGTCTGTCCGTGTGATTGCTACGGATCATGTCCGTCACGCCCAATTCCCAGAGGACGTTCACAGTCATGTCTCGATTATCGCCTAAGGTCTGGGCGAACCAATCCGCTCTGCCTTCACTCCAACGCCCAAGCTCGGTCATGTCCATTTCATCACCTAGAGTAACAGTCTGGTCAGCCTTAAATGATCGAGCAAAGCGGATCAAATTAGCGGTGACATGTGCATCATGCAGGGGAATCTGCATGTCTGGAATTACCAGTATGCGCTTAATCGTCATCCTCATCTTCGTAATCGCCTAGCCTGTCTGGCTCGACTGGCTCTGGCAAGATCCAGCGCGGATAGGACATAGGCTCAACGATAATTGCCAATGCTAAATCGACATCAAAGCCTGCCCTGCGTAATGCCCGATACATCTCCTGCAAGCTAATAGCCCAGGCATCGAGTGCGCTATAAGTATCTAGATCGATTACTTTTTTTCTTGCCATGAGAAAATTATCTCTCTAGAAGTATGTTATAGATCTCATCGACACGCGAGTGAAGTCGCTTAATCTCTGTTAGTAAATGAGTAATGACAAAGCCTGACAACCCACCCAGTGTGACTAGCGTGGCAATGTAGAGCTGAAAAAAATCTGCCTGTGTCACTTCTTAATTCCCATAGCAGGATCATTAGGTGATAGGTAGCGCAGTACAGGTGGAAGGATTGAAGCAATACCTGCTGCAATGAGTGCCTTAGGATCTGTGACCCCAGCTGCTGCCATTGAGATGACTGCTACTAGGAATGCTCTAGCCCATGAGCCTGCTGCTGTTTTTAGTTCATTCATTAGTTTCCGCCTAACATAGGTATTTGAAAAAAAGCCCCATCATTGTCAGCTTCTTTCTTAAAGCTAACATGCATGTGCTTAGTGTGTTTGTTAGCCCCTGTGTACTTACGCCACTTCCAGTTAAGGATCTTTGAGCAGATGTGTCCATCGAAAATGATGTAACTAATACGCGTGTCTGCTTTTGACTTTGATAAGGCACGAAGCTGATCTGCAAGATCGCCCATAATGTCTGGCTTTGATCCCTTGAATAAGTCACGATCGACATCGATGGCGCGTACCCAGCCCTGCTCATCTGGATTATGATCAGACTTGCGAGCAGTGTGTCGGGTATCACCGACCCAGCCATCCGATGTGCGGTCACGATCTGGGAACGAGTCATCTATTTGTTCTCGTAACTGAATCGCAGCTTTAGAAAGTTTAGGCTTCATCCAAGTAGAAGTTTTGCTTCATCTTCTGTAATGCCTAACTTTGCCAAAAGTGCAGCCTTATCAGAAGCCTTGGCAGCTAGATCAGCATCACGCTTGGCTTCTGCTTCTTTGTGAGCCTTTCGAGTTGCCTCAAGTTCTGCAATCATTTCTGAAGTTGCTTCAATTACTTGATCGCCAATACCAATTAGGATTGTCATTAGTTCTGTACTCCATATACTCGAATAGTTCCTGACATTGTTCCAGATGATGTAACGAAACGGATTGAATCGTATGAGCTTGCAGTTGTATGAAAACCCGAACCACCCATTACATAAGGATCTGTTCCTACTAAAACAGCCCAGTTAGCAATCATACCTGTAGCAGAAGCAGCGAATGGATCGCTTAGTTGAATAGTCCCAAAAAGTGTTTCTGCACCGCTATAAAATGTATTAAAAACAGTAGTGTCGTTATTTGCATCGCCTTGGAAAGTGTTGCCCGTTATTCTGTAGCGTTCTGTACGATAATTTGTTGTCGCGTTTGTCGAACCTGAACGCATCTGGAAAAGCAACGCAGCATTCAAAGTTAGATCTACATAGATTACATAATTCTGGTAAGTACTACTAAATGGCGCGATTACTTGCTCAGATACTGCGCTTAATGAGGTTGTTGAAATTAGTGTTAATCCACTTGAAGCAGTTGCCCACTTCAGACCTGTTGCAGCTGTTGAGTCTGCTGTAAGGACTTGTCCATTAGTTCCAACCGCTAGGCGCGCAGGTGTGTCGTTAGCAGTAGCTGCGATAAGATCGCCCTTAGCATCAACGATTGCGTTCTGGATCGCGTTAGAGTCATCCTGTGCAACCCATGTGAAGTCCATGTCTGTGTTACTTGTCTTAGATAATACCTGACCAGTAGTGCCACCCTTAAGTTCTGCCAGTGAAGCATCAATAGCATTAACAGCTGTGCGAATAGCCAGTGCGCCATTCTTGACTAGATCTGTGTTATCGGGTTCTAGCCACCCGAAATTGGGACTTGTTGCCATTAGGTTAATGCTCCTGTCGCGTTGTTCCAGATAAGTGTACCATTTACGCCTGTCCAAGCTAATGAACTAGGAATTACTGTGTCCCATTGGGTTGTAGATAATGAGAACTCTGTGGCTGAGATGTAGAGGGTAATGTCCACATAAGTGGGTGTTGCTCTAAAAGCGACATTTTCCACAAAGCCATCGAAAGTGCCACCAAGCAGATTGCTAGGCAGATTGCTGATGAGCATTGGTTGACCAAAATATACTCCAATTAGACTGTCTAGCATTGCGCTGCTCATACCTGGATTATCTAACCGAAAAGTAATTGCACCCAATGATCCTTTAGGCACACGTCTAAGATTTAACTCTCTGTTGGCGATGTCCGTTATGTCTGCAAGGTTCTTAATGTTAGAGTCAGATGAACGCTCAAAAAGTCCGTAAGAGGCTATGGAGTCCGTGTCAGAGGTGCTGTAGGTGCTGCCGTAGGCTGTGGAGTAGCGATAGATAAGGCTGTTACGGATGCGAGCAGTTTGAGTTGTTGAGGTGATAGAGCTTGGTGTTGCATACGAGCCATCGAGGAAAGTATAGCCATTCGCTGCAAGGTCGTTAGATCTGTGGTCTGCGTCTGCATAAGAGACATCTCCATCCTTCTCCTCATAGATCTGCCCGAGTGCGCTATTAGAGATCTGATCAACAAGGGTTTGAGATTTGGCAGTGGCACTAGCTGACAGAGCGATCATTGTGTAGAACCCTGAGTCCACTTCACCAATGTAACTCTCTGCTTCATTCCATGTAGTAGTTGCTGGGTATGTATCCCATGTGACAGTTGGCGTAACTTCCGCCCAAGTGAGGTTAAGGGCTTGTCCTAAGATTTCTGAGATCTGCTCGCCATCTAATTCTTCTATGAGAGCTGTGTTATAGACAGCCTTAGTCAATTTAGCCAGGGAACCAATGCCCAGAATCTTGCCTGTGGTTATGTAGCCAGTTTCCTCTGGGCTACGCACGCCAACATTGAAGTCTGATACTTCTCCACCGAATACAGTGACATAAGTGCCAGTTGAGTTCTTGAGCTCTAGAGTAATCGGCTCTGTAACATTGATAGTAAAAGGCGAATTGTCTGTGTTAATGATCTCTACTTGGCAGTAACCTGCTGTGGGTTGGCGATCAATGTCTAAGCGACCAGATGCAAAGGACACAGAGGTGACAGTCGTATACACATCATCACCTACTGTCACGCGCCACTCTGGAAGCCATGTCATGCGATTGTTAGCGTTCCTCGGTCACGGGCTTCACGAAGCACATTGTCAATAGCTTCTGCAATAGCGTTAGGGTCTCCCACGCCTGTGTTTACGATGATTGTGTTACCGCCCGAACTACCTGCACCATAACCTCGTCCTGTATTCATGCTAGGGCTGTAACCACCAAAGTCACCTACTGAACGCTGGTAATCAATCAAAGCCAAAGCATCTGCTTTATTTTGCATGTCAAGTAAATCTGCAAAAGCGTTAGCACGAGCTGATGCTGCATCTGCGTATTCAAGGATAGCCCCAATAGATCCACCTGCTGTTGAGATAGGCGCAATAAAGTCTCCTGCTGGAATGCCTGACCCTAATGATCCGCTTGTCGGTATCTTGGCTTTACTTTCGGTATTGGCTTTAGAAAGCAAGTCCAACATCTCTCGGATTTTAGCAAGGGCTGCATCTAGGTTGCCTAAATTAATTAGATCAGCTGGCTTAAGACCTTCAAGGATAGATTTAATATCTTGCAGTTTTACATTTTGACCAGTCAGAGCACCAAGGATCTTAAGGTCAGCGTTTAGTTTCTCAGTTGCTTTAACGATGGCTGCCTCATCCTTAGCAGCAATAGCATCCTCAAGATTTGAAATAGATTGCTTTACATTTAGGCGAGCAGTGTCATTAGCAATTTGTAATCTTTGTGTGTCAGTTGTGGACTTGGCTAGTTGCTCAGCTTGATTAGTAAGAGCTGCTGCTACCTGGATCTTGTCCATGTCGAAAACTTCTTGACCCTTGTTAAGAGCAAGGTTAGCCTTATCTAATGCTGCCTTTAACTTGGCTGCTTTCAATGCCTTCTGTTCTTCTGCTGTAAGTTTTTTCTTGGCAGCAAGTGTCTCGATTGCGTATCTTGATTGTAACTCTGCAAGATGAGCCAATCCTTGAGCATCAATACCGCTGCCAGCGGCTACCTTACCCATGCTTCTCAAAATTTCAAGATAAGTACCAAGAATTGGAATCATTCCGACATTTAAGCCAGATACCCCCGGCAACCCTTTTAACTTTTCTGTGAGTATGCCAACACCACGAATTACATCTGCGATGTATATTGCTGTCTTTTCCATCGCACTTGCTAAGTTATCTACTGAATCCTGATCGCCTAATCCTTTAAGCGCATCTATTAAACCTGTACCAATAATCTCTGAAGCGTTAGCAGCAGCAACGCCTAACTTATCGATTGAGCCTTGAAAGGTATTAGCAGACTGTGTTGCTGCTCCCTTAAATGTAGTTTCGAGTTGAGCAATGATATCCTCAAACTTGCCAGCTTTTAGATCAGCCTTAGAGATACCGACACCAAGCTTAGAAAGCGCAGTGTTATTTCCTAAGTATGCCTTTGATAATGCCCCAGTGACACCAGATAAATCCTTGCCAGTTGCAGCTGAAATGTCTAATGAAAGATTAAGAAGTTGTTGCGCTTTCTCTGTGTCGCGGGTGGCTACCGCTAGTGTCTGATAAGCGGGGCGCAACTTGTCATCGAGAATGCCGAACTCGCTTTGTAGTCTCTGGATGTAATCTTCAGATGAAGCTGCATCTCGACCAAGTCCAACATTCTTAAGAGCTAAGGCTAATTGCTTCTGCGCTTTCTCATCTTCTGCTGCTGCTTTTATTGCTTTCTTACCATAAGCGAGAATCTGCTGTCCACCAAAAGCCAGACCCAATGCCCCTGCCAATTTCTTGACATTCTTGGTCATCTTTTCTGTTGCTGTATCAGCTTGCTTAAAGGCTTTTTTGCCGACAAATTCCGCTGCTAAACTAATCAGGACTGATGGCTGAGACACTATTTAACCCCCACTGCTGCATCAAATTTTGCTTTAGACTTTTCAATAGCTTTGATGACTGCTGCGTTAGTCTTACCGCCATCTTCAGCCCATGCACGAAAGATCGCACGACCTTTCATTTTACGAGTGGCGCGACCCGCTTGTCCTTGTTGTCTTTGATAAGCATTAACAATAGGTGAAGTACGACTCATAGCATCGATAAACTGCTGACCAGCATTAGGATTGTTGCTAAGAGATTCACCCTTAGATCCTGATCGGATTGTCTTTCCAAAATTAGCATTCCCCGGAGCAACTACCTTAGCCAGTGGAGCTTGTGGTCTGCCTTGAGGGTTTAATCGACCAGCAGTTTCATAGATAGATCCTGAAGCAGAAGCATTATAAATACTAGCAAGGGAACGAAATCCAGAGCGATTGACTTTAGATGGTGTGGTCTTGTACCCAATGCCACGCTTAGCCTCAGAAGATGACCAGACTCGATTACCCCAAGTCCCGTTATTGCTTTTAGCCCAACCGCTTAGTGGTGCGCTGGAAGGAATAAAGCCTTTGGCTTTAGAAGAAATAGGTTTTAGAATTCCTGCTATTTCCTTTTGGGTTTCTTTAGCAAGATCAGGCGTGAACTCTTTAAGGGCTTTACGAAGTGCGATTGCGCCTTTTACCTCTGTTGGCATCGCTCACCTCTTTCGCTTCATCCTTAAGCCCTTGCACTAATGCATCGAGCATGGTCTTATCTAGATCTAATAACTGCTGTGGCGCGATTCCCAATCTAATGCTTAGCCTAGCGATTAGATAGGTGAACGGAAGATCGCGCTTTAAGCTAAAGGGTCTGAGTCAAGCACCTCAACACTTTTAAGTGTCTCGATGAAGTCCATCCCGAAAGGCTTAACAGTTTCACCTGACCTGCGTGTTACTTCCCATGCTA